TTGCCGCCGTTGGCCACAGCACCGGCTGCGGCGATGCCTGTGTAATCTGCCATTATTTCTTGCCAAGTATTTTATTGGCCTTGGCATCAATTTTCGCTTTGGATGACGGCGACAAATTGCCTGCTTTGACTTGTTGTGTGGCCCGTGCTTTAGCGTTTGCTGCGTGGGCGCGGTCGGGCATCGGATATGAGCGTGAACCTGGCATACCAAATTCAGATTTGGGCATGGCTTTGCGAGCGGCGGTAGTAACTTTCATTTTTTGGCCTTTGGTTTTGGAGCTTCGCGTTTGACCGAATACGCTATTGCCACGGCCTGCTTGACAGGTTTACCGGCGGCGACTTCGGCCTTGATGTTTTTGCGAAATGCTTCGGGTGACTTTGATTTAACGAGTGGCATATTAAGCTCCCATCCATCCAGTTGCTACGGCTCTTTGGCCAGAGTATACCTTGCGTGTGGCCTCAGTGTACTCCCGATGCGCCACAGGAAACGCAAATGTAACAGCAATCGCGTCTGCAGCGTCGGGTGAGGCCAGCCCCCGCGACTTCATATCCTTTTTGCTTTCTAGAAAAATTGTTCCACGTGAATCAGGCTTCATCATAGGCGAAATCAAATCAGTTTTCAAGAACCTGTCGTTGGGTATGCTAGCAGACTTCAACCATTCCCTCATGTCGCCCCACATCTGCGCGCGCATGTTGCCGTACATGATCGGGTTCTTGGCCTTGTTTCCAAAGTTCACGCCCTTAATCTTGTACCGTTGCTCTTTCAACCGATCCACAATGCCGGCACCCAGCCCACCTTCGTCGATCACGACCAGCGTCGGCTTGAACTCGTCAATCGCTTCGATCACATGACCGACCACCGTCATGGTGTCGTCGCCTCTGTGGCGCATGATCTTCACGATGTCGCGACCCTGCCGCACCGCGATGACCGTAGCGTCCGCGCCGAACCGCGCCGGATCGACCCCAATCACGATTGGCGCTGACTGATCCTGGTACTTCGTCCGCTTCATGGCGTCGTCCACGATGTCAGCCCCGATGAACTGGTCATCGCCCGCGTTGGGGAACATGCCGTACACCTCGACGTGCGCTTGGGCTGAGTCCGGCCCATATTCCGCGATGATCCGTTCGTACACCTGTTTGTCGGTGCCCTCGACCGTGCGCGCGTCCACCACGCGGCTTTTCCAGAACTCGCGCTTGCTGTTGAACGCCTCGTAGAAGTACCCAGTGTTGCGGCGCGGGTTGCTAAAAGCCAGCCAGAAGCGATTTGGCGTGTTTTCTGTGAAAAAACCGCCAGTAACCGCCCAAATTGAGTCGTCTATGCCGCTTGCCTCGTCAAAAATAACCAAAACACCGTCGAAGTTGTGCACACCAGCGTACGCATCAGGGTTTTCCGCTGACCATAAGCGCCCTTCGACGCCCCAGTAGCGTGTGCCCTTTTTCAAATCCCGTTCGACCAGCTCAGTTAGCCACTTTGCCGGCATCACTCTTGTCGCCGAAACTTCAAACCAGTGTGAATTAATCGACATTGCCAGCCATTTTGTGATCTCGGCCCAGGTGATTGAGCGTAATTGCGACTCACTGTTGGCCGACACAATGGTCGTCGAACCAATTCTTGTGGCCACCATCCAGATCACCAGCCAACTGACCAGTGCCGACTTGCCAATACCACGGCCAGACGATATGGCCTCTTGCAATACGTCGAAGTCCAGCTTGCTCTGGTTGATCTTTATATGCTCGGCAATATCCAGCAGCACCTCGCGCTGCCATTTGCGCGGGCCTTGGAAGTTTTCTAGCGGCGTACCCTTCACACCCCATGGAAACGCAAACATTACAAACGCCAGCGGGTTGTCCTTGACCGCCGGACTCCAAAGTCTGGCCATCAGTTCCTGTTCGTCTTCCGCACTATACAGCGTCGATTGCATCGTATGTCATTTCAAAAATGTCAGGCTTGCAAGGGTAGTGCTCACCCTTTACGCCAGTGATAATCCAGTCGCCGGGAGTGACAATGTGCCCACCTTCAAGAGTTTCAACCCAACCATACGGCGCAAGCCCCTCAACAAGCTTTTGGTTTCGATGGATAGTTACAGCAGGGTGGTCACCCATTTTGAACCATTGAGTGGCTTCTATCTCTACTGGCTTCTTGCGGAATTTCATTGTCACTCCTTGTTAGCTTAGGGCTCGGTTCGTTGGCGATCACATCAATAACCCGTGACTCGGCTTGGCGCAACGCGCCGATGATGCTGATGCGTTGATCGACATCTATGCTGATGGATTGCTTGGCCACCCAGCCGTGTGAGTGTTGCAGGATTGCCAGCGCCGCTTTGGCGTCGCCTTCGGTTGCTGCCTTGTGCAAACACTTGGACATTTCCAACTCGCCGTCGGCTTTGCCCTTGAGCGCGGCCATGTCCGCTATTGGATCCAACTCGCACAGTTGGCGGTACTCGGTGGGCAACATGCCGGAAGCTAAAGCCAAAGCGTCGCCCTTTAAGCCGAGCTTGGCGGCTTCGTAGATTTTATTTAACCGTGCTTCGGTTGCAACAACCTTGCGCGGTTCAAATGGAAGACTGTGAAACGTCATGCGCCCGAATATACCAAACGTGGGTCATGTGGGCAATGTGGGTCATGTTTTAAAAATAAAAATTAAAAAAAAAATTGTTTGTGAACCCTCCGTCACCGTGGGCCCGTTGGTGCGGGCCCTACCCCCCCCATCTTGAATCAAACTGACGCCAGACTTACAGCCCTAAGTTAGTGAGCACTTACATACATTTGGAAGTTAGTAAGCACTTACATACATAGCCTGGCGAAGTGAGTGCATACTAACTTAACTATGTTAGTGGTTACTAACTTAGCTAAGTGAGCGGGTACTAACCTAGCAGCATATAGTTATCAAAACAATAATGTAGGCAATGTAGGCAATGTTGTCATATGTTTTTAGTCGCTGGCCAAACGTGATCCCATCCTACACTATTACTACCTATTACTTACATTCATTAATTTTTTAAGATAATTCAAATCAATGACAATATGACCCACAAAACAGCTTTTAGCTAGCACTGGCGGGCTTTTTCCGTGGGCAATTTGACGGCCATGCAAACTGCCCACAACTCACCCAACTTGCCCACAACATACTAGGGAAACTACCTATAAAATAATTCTTGACATTTGCAAAACAATCCCTTACATTATGTGTGTGGGCAGCAAATTGCCTACAAAAGTCAAATCAACTAACCTAAGGACAAACATGGAAATTCTTATCTACGGTTTAGAAAAAGGCGAAACTCAAAGCTACAAAGAGGACTTGCTAGCTTGTTTTATATCCGGCGCTAACGATGCGACAAACATAGCCAAGGTCAAAGAAGCAGCGAGCGCGGCGGGTTTTCATTCGTTCCGCGTCACTACATATAACGGCGAAGCCCCTGATTTTGCAAAGGCGGTGAACGTATGAAAACCGCTTCTTGGGTTATTGTCAACCGCGCTACTGGCGCGGCAGTGTTTGAGACTTTCAACGAAAACACCGCAAAGGCCATAAACGAAAAACTCTATTGCGCTATTTCCGCGCTCGAATATTTGCAACAGTTAAATAAATCGCTGATAATTGCAAGACATTCTCTTACAGTCAACTAAACCAAAGGACAAACACCATGAACTTTTTCAACGCTGGACACCCCAAAGGCACAATTTGCGTTTTGCGTCAATGCGCGGGGACTTGGCAGGCTTTGGCCTTGCCAGTCACCACCTGGCGCGAATACACCGGCGCATTTTCAATTTGGAAGCCCTGACAGTGCAACCGCTAGCCCTTGATCGAGGGCTATCGGGTGACTTGTCACCAAATCAAATCAACTTCATTGGAGTAAATTATGGAATATAACTTTTTTGAACAGTTCCAAGGCGCAGACCTTGACCGCTTGAGCGAGTGCCTCAAGGCCATTCGAGCAGCAGGCTTGAAAACTGACAAATACACTCAAGCAGGCGTTAACGATTCAAGCGGTAATGTTTGGGTATGGTCTGAAGACTGGGCAGGCGCTGTCGCCTGTTCAATCGGGTTTGACGTGTTTTGGGTTTACTCATGCCGTGAATGTGGCGAGGAATTTGAATTTAAGACTTATGAAGAATTAGACGACTTTTTACAAGATAACTGGAACGACTGTACATCATGCCGCACTGAAGAGGTGACAGCATGACTTACGAAGTACAAACCTTGACTTATCTCAACAGATGGGAAAACGTGTGGACAGATGACGGCAACACCTTGGTGACGTTTGACACCTTTGAAGCCGCGCAAGAAGAACTCAAAGGCTATTTGGAAGATTTAGCCCATTTTGTCAAGACCGGCGACTTGGCAGACTTTAGCCCTGAAGATTACAAAATTGAAAAGGTGACAGCATGACTTTCCGCGAATTCTTAGACGCTCTCGGCTTTGCCTTGTGCATTGCCTTACCCTTTGTTTTATATTTTTGGAGCATGACATGATCGACGTTAAAACCCTGACCAGATCGGAACAGATCAACCTCTTGTCTCAGCTTGAAGAGGCGCTTGGTTGGTATCCAATCGTAAGCATTGACATTGACGACTTGCGCGAGCGTTTTGAAGACTTGGAGGAAAAGCCGACAGATTGGGTACTGCACCGCGCTTGTAAATACGTAAGCCGCAAGAATGACGAGACAAACAGTCATCTACTCGACTGGGCGCAAGACGTAGCCCTTGAAATATTGGCAGATACCGAAAAGGAGCAAACAGCATGATAAAAACCTTGCTTATGGAACACCACCCCGCCGAGATAGGCCGCCTTTTAAACATAAGCGAAAGCGAAGGCAAGAAACTTGTCCGCGCAGTTATGCTCAACGACTGGGGCTACAAAGACTGGAAGCCTTTCAACGTGGGCGACGGATACGCCCTTTTTTGCCACGGGTTAGAGTGGATAGATGAGAACGGAGATAACCTTATTTTTGACACGGCGCAAGAAGCCGAAGAGTACATCCAAGGAGCGCACACATGAAAAAATTTAAAGTAACGGCCTGTTATCACACATATTGCATTACCGAAGTGGAAGCCGAAACCGAAGATCAAGCCTATGAAATGGCGCGGGACATGGACGGCGGCGACTTTATCGAGTCAAGGGAAAACTACGATTGGCACATTAACGAAGTTAAAGAGGTGACAGCATGAAAACGTATCAAGTTGAATTAAAGCGGGTTTCCTACGTCAATTTGACAGTGGAAGCCGACAGCCTTGAAGCCGCTGAGGATGCGGCGTGGCTGGAATTGCAGACCGGCGACTTTGACGAGGACACTTCAGAATGGACGCTTGAATCAATAGATGAGGAGCAAACAGCATGATTGAATTCACACACGAAACAACACGCTACAAGGTCAAGCCTGAGAACGCTCAGGCCATCCGCGCATTGGCGGCAAAGCCACCAAAGATAAAAATAAAAGTTGATCGTAAACATGACGCTATGCGGCGGGAATATCCTATTTTTCAAGCTGGAATGACTACGGAGGATTATTTAAAGTGCTACGACGCTCTCAACAGTCGCCTACTCTTAAGCCCTTGGGCATATAACCACGACCTCCGCCCCGCGCCCATGCTGGACGCTACTCAACCCGAAGTGTGGGAGGAAGTGGACGCAGACTACACCGAGCCGGTCAAGGCTAAGAAACTGACGGCGAAGCAAGCAATGGCGCAAGCGCTCAAAGCCTTAGAAAAGGGGGACAGCGACATCGCTCAATGTATCTTGGTTGAGGGGTTGAAATGAATCAGATATTCGCGCAAGCCTTAGCCCCTTGGACACCGCCGCCCGCGCCTACGCCCGCCGAACTGGTAACCCGCGCCCTGATCTTTGCCTTGACCGCCCCCGACGCTGAGAGGGCGCAGGAATGCGCGGACATGGCGGAGCACTGGGCGCAGGGGCTAACTGACGCTGAGGTCGAGCAGTGCAAAGCGGAGGCCATGCAATATGTCTAACTTAACTGACTTCTGCGCCATGCCGCGCACAATGTACGAAATCGAAGCGGAAGGGTTTACACGTGACATGGTCTATGGGGCGGTGAAACGTGGCGAGCTGGTTAATCAAAATCGAAAGGACGCATGGGGCAGGACCAGGCGCGGCGCTGGCCTCTTCACCGTGGCTGCACCGGCACCGGTGTATGACGCTGCGCCACTGGTGGAGGTATGGCGCTGATTCTTGCGGCGATAATTGCCGCTATACTGGCGGTGCTGCTCGACCTCTAGCAGTTGCCTAAACTTAACAGCCCGCCTTGTGCGGGCTTTTTTTATGCTTCGACCATGTCGCGCAAGTCGGACTTACTGACGCGCGTATGCTCGGGGGCGCAAAAGATGTGCTTCTTTGTGCTGTACGTACGCGACGCGACGCGCCCCATGTCTATCCAGTTGGCCTCTTTAAGCGCGTGAAGTAACGCGGCCTGCACGATCTTGACGCCAGCGGGTGCCATGCCTTGCAGGCGGTCGCATACGCCGTGAAAGGGGGACGCAATGACACCACGCGAGAACTCACCCACACGCCGGCGCAGTTGATCGACCAAAAACGACTCGGCGGTGCTCATGCCATGCTCGACCATGATGGCCTTGGCCTCGGTCAATGGGGGCGGCGCGTTGGGGTTCCAGTCGGACACGTCGCGGGTGTGAAGGTAATGGGCGACGGCCTCAAAGCCGCCTCGGTGCTGGTACCAGTTCCACAGGCTCACCGCATGAGCCTCTGATAGCTTAGGCGCTGCGCTCCACAGTACAAACCACCGGCGATCCTCTGAGGGGAGCGAAATGGCCACACGCTCATTGGAGAACGCGATCACGAACACGCGGTTCAACGCCATGTAGGGGTGCAAGCCCTTACGGTTGACCATGAGAAGCTCAGGGGGCGCTGCAATAATGGGCTTAAGGGTATTTTCCAACGCGCGCCGGTCTTTGGCCTCTGCTTGGCGTAGCTCGGCGATTTCCATGACTTCGCACTCAAGCGCGTAACCCCACTGGGAGTTAAGGTCTTCATTTTTGACCAGCGAGCAATTGGCCTTGGCGTCACCACCGATCGCCCAAAAGAAAGGGGCAAAAAGGGTGTCTTTGCCGCTGCCATGATTGCCGCCCATCAAAATGGCATGGTTGATCTTATGAGCTGGGAATTGCACCTTGTGCGCCAACGCGTTAAGGAGGTGCTCACGCTCGAAAGGCTCGGGCACCATGCGCTCGACGTGCTCTAGCCATTTGCTGACGTCGCCGGCCTGCGCCTTGGGGCGCGCGTCGCGCCAGCGGTTGCCGTAGACCAAACCGTCGCGGGCGACCAAGATGGACGCGCCAGCGGCGTAGGTGATGCCGGCCAGTGCCTTGGCTCCCTTGGCTTGGCGGTTCTCATCAAAGCAATACGACGCTTCAATCCGGCGTTTGGCGTTGTGGATCGACTTGCAGTCTATGTGCCGGAATAATGCGTTAAACGTGCTGCGGGTCACTTCGCGGCGGTCGGTAAGGTCGAAATAACCATCATCTGCTTGAACGTAGGCGAACCGTTCATACCATTCGGCCTTTTCAATGCGGCCAAGCTCTTTGCGCTCGACCTCAGCGATCACCCGCGCGGCCTCGTTGGGGTACTCGACTGTGGGCGTGAGTTTGGATAAAGCCGAGTCCATCGCCTGCGCCAGCAATTCTTCACGCAAGCCAGGGGTGTGTGCAGGGCCACCATTGTCGGCGACCCACTGAAGAAACATGCGCGAATCAAAGTCCACGCAATGCGAGTGCAGGCAACAATAGGCGCGATTGGCGGGCATGTAGCGGCCTTCGGGGTTGCCGTCGGTGTGCTCGGCACCGTTGGGGCAGATCACGCCAGCCCAGCCCTCGCCGTTGGGTCTAGACAGTAACAGACCCTGCTCGGACAGCCACGCCATGACATCATCAGCGCCATCATCGGACAGTCTGATGGGGCGCAGGGTGAGCGAGTCGGCCTCGACGGGTGTGACACCCATGGCGGCGCAAATGTCGGGTAAGGTGTATTCGCGCTCGGGGTGGAACTCGATTAAGCGGGACTCAAAATGGGCGCGGTCAGGTTTGAGGTTGACCGAGCCAGGCAAGCGGAAGTTACGTACTGGGTTGCAAGCCCCTGGGTCGGTATAACCCGCGTCGGCGATGGCGCGGATGGCGGCGCTAAATTCGGCCTTGGTCGGCTGGTCGCTGAAGGCGTAGCCCCACTGGAACGAACCTTCGGACGTTTCCATGATCCACGTGGGCTCAAGCGGCGGCGTCTTGGACTTGGTGCCAATGTCGTCGAGCATCATCACAAGGATGTACTCGCAATTGGCGGCGGACGCTGACACGCGGCCATCGGCGAAGCGGTCAACGATAAAGCTGGCGGTGTTGCCGTACCACGCCTCATTGGCCTTGATGCCTTTGCTGGGCAGGTACGCTGGCCATGTGCATTTGACTGCGCCGTCAGCATGTAGCTGAATTTTGCCGTCTTTTAGCTGTGGTTTTGGTCTAACAATTAGT